CATCTAGATGCCGCTGAAGAACTGCTTCGAGGCCGTCGTCGTGATGTCTGAGTTGTAATGGCCTGTGACGCTGTAGCTAGTCACCGGCCGCTGGCTCATGCGGAAGAACACCATCTGCCCGATCTTTAAGCCAGGCCATAGCGGCAACGGCAAGATCTGACGTGAGTTCTTCAGTTCCAAGGTCAGCACGCTGCCATGCCATCCAGGATCGGCATAGCCGGCGTGCAGGTTTTCGTAGCCTTCCCGTGCGCGGCTGGACTTGAGAAAGAACAAACCAGCAATGTTCTCCGGCATGTTGAACACCTCGATGGTCTGAGCAAGGATGAATTGCCCAGGCTTCAGCTCGTACGGATTCTCCGCCGTGCGTCCTGCAATGCTGAGCGGCCGCATGTTTAAGTTTTCGGCAGATTCGATCATGATCGTGTCGCCAAGCCGTAGGTCAAGGCTGGCGGGATTGATCAATGCTTCGTCGTAATTCGGCACCATGCCGTCGGTGCACAGCGCTTTGATCTCGTAGTCGCAAAGGATGGTCATTGTTTGAGTGGGTAGTAAAGATGCTTACCGGGATTCAAGTTCGCTGGCAATGACAATGAGCTGCAACCTATCGCGTTTGCAGTACATCGCAGCAGCTCGCAGGGCGGCGGCGATAGCAGTTGTCCGCTTAGCTGCCAATTCGCGCTGGTTGTACGCAGTAAGCACTGCTTGGGTAGCGGGTGAAAGTTCAGACATAGAAGTGGAAGCGACTACTCTGGATTGGCGTAGTTAATTAGCTCTTCAGCTAGTTTGCGCAAATGGTCCCTGCACTCAAAGCCGTGCCAATCGCGGTAGAGCAACTCAGAAGCGGTGTTTAGGATATGCGCAGCCATTTCAGCATTGAAGGATTTACCACCGCCGCCAAATAAATCTGCGGTAATAAAAACTCTTTGTGCTTCTAGGGAAAGTTGTTGTTCTGTCATGGTGTCTAGTGGTAATGTCTTGTGGGCTTGGTTGAACTATCTGGAATTTCCAGAAGGTTCGTGATCAGGCAGTTGTTCAAGGGCGCGGCGGATGGTGTCTGCACCAAGTTGAGTAGAGCTGTTATTGAGAATGTGAGCTAACGCCTCTAGCGCCTGTTCTTTCAAGCTCGGCGGCTTGGGGCGCATTGCTTCTTTTAACGATTCACCCACTGGAGTAATCCGCAGATGCGGTTCATTCAGAGCATTATGATCCAGCCACTTTGCATCTTCTGCAAGTTGTTGGTCAGCGCCCCATTGGGCGACAGCTATAAGGACGCGTTGATCAAACGGGCTAATCACAGAAACTGGACCGCCGTATAGCTCTTCCAGCCACTGCTGCACCAGCTCCGGCGGTGGGGTGATGGGGTGTTCTTGTGTCATTCAAGCCAGCTCCATGCAATGCGTTGGCAGATGCGCCATGCGTGTTTTTTGTCGATGCCGTAGCGTTCTGCCAGTTGGCTGTAGCTGCTGCCAGCAACACGCAACTGGCGCAGTTCGCGCACGTGATCTTCTGTAAGAAACGCGGCGTAGTTTGCCTCGCCGCGCTTAAACGGATCACTCATCTACATGCAGCAGCAACCTGCGCATGTACCAATCAGCCTTGCCGTAATCTTGATCGGCATTGCCTTTGTGCTCAGCACGCCACAGGTATTTGATGACGTTTCCTTTGCAGTAAGCGCGAAAGCCATTATCACCGAGTGCTGCTTTAATGGCTTGGATGCACTCAATGTCGCCGTGCTTGTAATGCGGCGGATGGTTGACAAGATCACTCATTACCTAACGCCTCCGCCATGTCGCGCTTAATCAGCTCAGCAATGCGCTGCTGGTACAGACCGGTGTAGGTGCTGCAGGTGCGGCCACTTTGCTCATACAGCCACTGCAGATAATCGTCACGGCGCTGCTCAGTTTTGTGGTTGATCATTTTGCATCAGCTCCATTAGTTTCAAGATGTGCGCAGCAAACGCTACGTGGGTCATGACTGCATGGGTGCCGGGAGGGCGCCCGTAAGACGCCTCCCACCACTCCTTGAATGCAGCATCAAGGGCGGCTTGGTTCATCAGAACACAGGCTCCTCGCTGGTGGCGCTAGTGGTGCGCGGCATGAACTCAAACCGCTGGATGCTGAGCACATGCTTGCTGCGTTTGGCGCCAGTCTCCTTGTCGTTCCATTCTTGGCGGCGTACTGCGCCACTTGCAAGAATGCTGTCGCCTTTCTTGAGTTTGTCAACGATCAGCTCAGCGGACTTGCCCCATACCTCGCAGTCGATGGCGTTATTGATCCAGTTGCCATCTTTATCCTTGCCTTCTTGGATGCCACCAGCGAAGTTGGTAACCATGGTGCCGGATTCAAAGGCACGCAGTTGCGGATCTGAGATGATCCGCACGATGCCGGTTGCGTAGAGACTCATGTCAGTTCAGTGGTGTGATGCCATTGGCTTCCTCAAAAGCCAAGACTTGTGCAAGTGGATAGCGAACACGTGGTGTGCCTGCTGGTGTACCAATGCGCGGTGCAGTGACGTAAGCAGGACCAATGCCGCGTGCACGTTGGTTTTTGATGGCTGCTGGCTTCAGCCCCCAACGTGCTGCCAGTTCATCAGTGGTTAGGAATGGCTCAGTCATCAGCAAAAGGATCCTCATCAGCAGGTGCTAGCTCATCCTCTTTGGCTAGCGCTAGCTCCATCAGCTGCTGATTCTGCTCATCGCTGAGATCGGGCTTGCGCTTATCCATGCGTGCTACCACTTCCTGCAGCTTGTCGAGCGTGTCGGCTTTGGCGATCGCAGCCTTACCGGCTTGAAACAGCTTGGCATCGCCTGCGGGCAATGCTGGCGCTGCTGCAGTGGTCACCATTACCGGCTCCACCTCTGCCTGCTGCATCTCATCAGTGCTGTAGACGCCGGACATGTCAGCAGGAAACGCCTTGCGCAGCGCCAATGCTTCAGAGCATTTGGCGATCATCGCGGCGCCCATCTTGCTCCACAAGCCTTGGCCAGCGTTGTAGTCAGCAAATCGTGCGACGCCAATAAACGGATGCTGGCTGCCCTTGCGGTAGATGATGGTCTTGGCTGCTGCAGGTGGCTTGCTGCCAAGCCATACGTCTTGCCATTCGCCATCCTCACCGCACCAATACGTCTCGCTGCCATCCAGTTGGCCGGTGCGTTCTGCGATGGCACGCAAGCCATCAATCCCGGCTTGAATTGTCATCTTGCCGCCACGCTTGATGGCGTAGATCTGCTTGCTGAATGGATCAAGGCCAGTGCGCTGGCAAGCGTAGGCAAATAGCCGCAACTCATCGTTGCTGCAGCCAGGCGCAATGGTGGTACTGATTAGTTGCGTTTGTTCTGGGGTCCAAAGCGTGATGCTAGAAGTCATCGGATGTGATAGTTGGGTTGGCAGTTAGTGCCCATGAAGGCAGGCTGAGCGTTTGGCAGTCATCGCCGTAGCCGGGCCATTCCTTGGTGGCTTGGCAGTCGGCAATCACGCGCATGTCGCGTTGCCGTAGCTCACCGCCAGCAGCCAAGGCCGCGGCGTCAAGCTCATAGACCGCAACCGCATACGGCGCAGTCTTCTCAACGGCAATGAACACAAACCGCTCAGCGCCATGCAAACCAGCTAGGTAGTGGCTGGCTTGCACATGGTAGCGGAAGGTGGCGATACTGCGGGCAAAGCTGGACGGTGACGCATCTGTCGTGGTCTTGAGGTCAACCACAGTGGCGCCGTAGTACCAGTCGGGGCGGCATTTGCATCGCAGTCCGGTGCTGGCGTCATCCCACCAGAAGCTCTGCTCAGCCTTGCCTTGGGCGAGTAGTGCAGAGGCAGCGGGATGCACGCGCACACTGGCAGCCATGGATAGAGCTAGCGCCATGTCGGACTGACTGACGGCTTCAATGCCAGCATCCGCCATGCGATCAGCTTGTTCCTTGCCGGCTTTGGTATTGCGTGGACCGCAGACGCCGTAGCGCTGCAGCAGGTCTTCCGGCTCCAGCACCGCGCAATGCACCAGTGATCCAAGCCGCATGGCAGCAGTCGGCTCTACCGGACTGCGGTTGGGGTCGAGGTAGCGGCTCCAGTAGTGGTAAGGCGACTTGGCTACTGCGTGCAGGTGACTGGCGCTGACGGATGGGTCGGCGTGGTAGTCGGCGTTGCTGGTCACGCTGCTGCTCCACTGCGCAGATTGCGGTGCATACGGCTAGCGGTGCCGTAGGTGGCGACCAGCTCGGGGAACGCATCCAGCAGGCGGCGCTTGTTGCCGGGGTCAGCCTTGAGGCCAGCGTGCGCTAGCGCTTGGAAGAATCCACCGCCGTGCTGGTAGGCGGTGGCAAATGTCCAGTAAATGTCTGCTTCTGTCATGGCTTGAGTTGCTCTTGGCAAGCGTGATGGCTATAGGCGGGCTGCTGGCGGCCGGTGTCATAGGCCATTGCCCAGACGCCGAAGATGATCGCCAGCACGGCGAGACGGTTAATGTTGTTCATGCCATCAGCGCCTTACGGACGCGATAGGTGGACAGGTTGAGGCGGTCGGCAATGCGCTTCTGGCTCAGGCCAGTGCGGCGCAGTACGCGAATGCGGCGGTCGTCTGAAGCGGTGAACCAGTCGATCACGGCGACTACTACCAGCAGTGGTAGCAGCAGTTTCCAGATAACTAGCAGTGCGGTTGTGAGCATGGTTGGGGTCGCAATGTGTGGTTGCCGGATTGGGAGCGGCTCCGGCGGGCCGCGTGGAGGGTTAGCTTGCTAGGCGCTTGGCGCGAGCCGCCATTGCGCCAGCCATGATGTATGTGTCGTATTCGCGCTGATAGCGGTGGTAATCGGCCATGCTTGGCCACCGCAGTGAAGTGCCAAATTGCTCTTTGCGAAGCCGGGCGCAGCGGAGAATGTTGTGCCAGTCAGAAGCGTTCATGGTTCTCGGGGTGGGGTGCAGGACTGGTTGCCTGCTGTCCCCATATCCTACATCATGCGCCGCCATGGTCAACCTTGCCTAGTAACGGATCGACACAGTTGCGGTGCCATCTAGCGGCACGCCTAGGCGGTAGGCGGCGCCAGCGCTGAGATCCAGCGATCCGCAGTCGCAGCGGTCAGTAACTGGCACGGTGAGCAGGCGCCCGCGGTGTTGCACCGTGACGCGCGTGCCGCATGGCAGCCATGGATGGGCGGCTGACACATCCCAATGCTGGTAGGTGCCGCCGCAGTACGTGGTGCGCCCGTGGTACCAGCCGTCGTAAACGGTGGCAGTCACCTGCCGAGCTTGAGCAGGCGACAGCAGCAGGATTGCTGCAGTGATCAGTGCACGCATGATGCTTGAGGTGATTGGGTGGAGTGATAGCGGCCTCCGATACGGTTGCAGCTGCAGCACCGCGACTGCAGCACCGCGCGCGTCCTTACGGATAGCGCCGACCGCTGGGTAATAAAAAAGGCCCCGCAGGGCCTAACGCTCAGTCTTCGAGATCGCTTTCCAGATCCATGCAGGCAGAGATGAGGGCGTCGAGCAGCTCGTTGTCGCAGAGCTTGTCCCACTGGGCATCAGTGGTGCCTTCACGCAGTGCCTGCAGGGCAGCCACAACTGATTCGGCGGAGCCGATCACTGTGGCCATTTGGCCAAGCGCCTCGATGGCGGTGCGGGTATTCATGTTTCTAGGTGCGGTGGATGCCGGGATCGCTCCCGACTCCTTCAATATAGCCCATGGGCAGCCCTAATCAACCCTGTGCAACATTTCTTAACAACGTCTGCGCATCGCTAACTGAGCGTGCCACGCCGGCAATGCCACCAGCGGCCTGCACCGCATCCAACCACTGCTGCTGCTCAGGGCGCAGCCTGCCGGTTGGGGTCTTGACCTCTATAGACAGGAACACCGCCACGGTGGTGCCGACCATCTCGGGCGTAATGGTGACGCGCTTCCAGCCGATCAGGTCAGCGCTGCCCTTGCATAGGCCGAACTGCACTGGGCGGCCATTGGCATCCTTGAGCGTGCCGGTGTTGTTGCGGAACAGGCGCGTGTCACCGGTGCTGCAGGCGATGCGGATGTTTTGCTGGATCTGTTGCTCGGTCACTTGCCAAATTTGGCGTTAGCCATTGCTTTTGCCTGAATCATTGGAATTTGCCGCTTCTGCATTAGCCATTTGACAAATGCGACTTTCCGTTTGCCAACGGGCACGGATTCATCGTTCCAGTCAACGTGATCACTCATCCGCCGTAACGCTTCGCCAGCCTGGCCTGATAGACCCTCTCAGCCCATCCGCGCTTGTAGCCGCGTTGCTGCGCTAGCTGGCGGAGATCGTCGAGGGACTGGGCGCTGCCTTGCTGGCGTTTTGCTCCTTGGCTGTCCGGTCTAACGCGTGATCTGTCGACATCCATTTTATCTCCGGGTCCAATCAATCCAGCCTGGGTAGCTTCTACGGTAATAGTTTTTTCTACCCATTGACCATTAACTTTTTCAGCGGAATATCTACATACCTCGAATCCACTCATCCACCCGTAGTCTGAACCAAAATAAACTTCTACGGGGCTTCGATATCTAAGCCACGATTGATCCAGAGATTTTACCTCCACCAACTCGCCATCCACCTGCTGCAGCTCACGGCGTTCCTGTGGCGCAAATACATGGCCGCATTCGCGGCATACCTGCACCGCACTGGCGCTGGTGGCGAAGCACTGCGGGCAGACCTTGACTGATGGCGCTGCCTCGCGGTCGCGTTTGCGGATGCCGTCTAGCGTCCAGTCGCGCGGCTCCAAGTGATGGCCAAGCCGCAGCGTGTTACCCACGTGGTCGAGCACCACTGCACGTTTGCCAGGTTGCGGGCGCAGGCATCTGCCGATCATCTGCAGGTGCAATGCCACTGATGCCGTAGGCCGCAGCAGGATGCAGCCGCCGACGCTTGGTACGTCCACTCCTTCACCGATGAGGGCGCAGCTGGTGAGCACCTTGATGCGACCTATCGCTAAATCAGCCAATAGCTGCCTTCTATTGGCTGCATCCATGCTGCCGTCAATACTGGCCGCAGCGATGCCTGCTGACTGGAAGAGTGCTGCCACTGCCTCCGCGTGCGCCACTGAGCAGCAGAACGCAATCGCCGTCTGGCCTGGCAAGTGCTTGCGGTAGTGACCAAGGCAGTCGCCCATGATCGTGCCGACGCGCTGTTCAGCCTCCTTAGGGTCGAAGTCACCCATCCGCTTACGCAGGCCGGTGCTATCGAAGCCCGGTGGCGCCAGCACCTTGGCGGCAGCAAGAAATCCGGCATCGGTCAACTGCTGCGCCGATGGGCCTTCCACCATGCACTGGTAATGCACACCAAGGCCGCGGCCATCGCTGCGGATTGGTGTTGCAGTGACGCCGAGCAGCTTGGCAGCTGCAAAGTGCTCGACCACCTTGGCCCATGTGCCGGCGCTGGTGTGGTGTGCCTCGTCGACGATCAGCAGTTGGAAGAAGTCGCGCGGCAGCAGGTGCAGTCGTCGCGCCAATGTCTGCACTGATGCGATCTGCACCGCGTGGCTGAGGTCCATGCCACGGCCAGCACTGATGCGGCCATGCGGCATTAGCATGGCGCGGCTGGCTTGATCCAGTAGCTCAGCGCGATGCACCAGCACGCACACGCGGTTGCCTTTGATGCTGGCTTGTTGGGCGATGTAGCTGAAGCACACCGTCTTGCCGCCACCGGTGGGCAGCACCGCTAGCACTGACCGCTTGCCGAGCTGGTATTGCAGGCGGATGTCGGTGATCAGCTGTTGCTGGTATGGGCGCAGTTGCATTACACCAGCTCTCCTTGGCGGTTGCTGGCTACCTCGCTCAGATTCTTGACTGCGCAGTTGAAATACGACGGCTTCAGCTCAAATCCCACAAACCGGCGCCCAGCCTGGATGCTGCAATAACCCTCGCTGCCAATACCAGCGAACGGCGACAGTGCCACGTCGCCTGGATTGCTCCACAGTTGCAGGCCGCGGCGGATCACCTCAAGCTGTAGTGGGCAGATGTGGCGCTCATCTTCATTGGCGCGGGCACTGCGGTATTGCAGCGTGTCCGATGGGTTGATATCCATCCACACTGGACTGGCGTAGCGCTGCCAGATGTTGATGGAATCCTTGATCGGGTCACCGCTTTTGGCTGGTGGATTCTCACCGGTAAACTCCGTGAACGGTCCAGCCACGGGTTCTGGGTTGTCACCAAGCTTGCGCACCGTCACCAAATAATCCGGGATGCCTTGGCGGCTAAGTGCTGAATCCTTGCGCACTTGCTTATGGAGTAGCCCGATTGCTTTAGTGCGCTGCATAGCGGTCACTGGATCCTTCCAGATGCACACCTCGCTATGGAACACAAAGCCAGCAGCTTGGAAGATGCGCAGCATGTCGCCGCGGAAGTCCTTCACACCGATAAACCCATCGCGCTCTTTACTGCTGGGAAGATTCATGCAGTGAAAGCTGATCAGCCGACCCGGCATCATCACGCGATGCAGCTCGGTGGCTAGGAAAGAAAAGTGATCAAAGAACTCCTGCTCAGTGCGGCTGTTGCCCATATCGCGGTCGCTGTTGCTGTAGGTGTAGAGCGATGCGAATGGTGGACTGAAGATGCTGTAGTGAATGTAGTTGTCATCCAGTTGCTTGATGCTCTCCACGCAGTCACCCATATACATGTCCCAGCCATCGCCGGACTTGTGCTCAGTGACATGTGGCGCCACTTGGCGCTGGATCTTTTTGAGTTGTTCCATCGTGGTTTGTTTCATGATTTCAACCATTGATTGGGCCATAGCGATGCTGTCCGCTTCCTTGCGGCGGATGTTGTCGATCACGCGGCCTTCTGCCACGTCGTAAATGATGTGCGCATTAACCGGCTGATCTTGCCCAAACCGCCAGCAGCGGCGGATGGCTTGATAGAACGCCTCGTAGCTATGCGATAGACCGACAAATGCAACATTGTGGCACCGCTGAAAGTTCAGGCCAAAGCCGAAGATGCTCGGCTTGCTAACTAGGACGCGGATCTTGCCATCTTGAAAGTCGATAGCAGCCTGTCGCTTGTGGTCGTCGCTGTCGCTGCCTGACACCTCAACGGCGCCATCAATGGCAGCAGTCAGCGCCTTGCTTTCATCATTGAGATCACACCACACCAGCCACTGCTCTTGGTTGCTGTTGGCCAGATTGGCGGCAGCATCCACGCGGAGGGTGAGCGATGCCTTGCGCACCTTGCGCTGGTCATTAAGCGTGCGAGCCTCCATGGCAAATAGCGCCATCTGCCCGTCATCACCCGCAACTGCCTCGCGCGGCGCCTCAACTGTGCAGTCTTGGATCCGCAGCGCCGGCAGCACGAAATTGCCATCCTCATAGCCAAGGTCTGATGGCTTGCGGATGGTGACCGCCCAGCTGCAAACCCATTCCCAGAACTTGTCTCGCGCGTGACCCTTGAGCCGCCACTTAGCGGTGTCGCCGCCGTCATGCACAAAGAACATGGCCAGCATCTCGGTGCGGGTCATCACGCCAATGAACTCAGCATGATTGCCAAGCTCCATGTGGTCGTTCGGTGCTGGCGTGGCTGAGCAGGCCAGCCGGTATGGCGTCAGGCTGAATGACTCAATGATCTGATTGCGGATCTTGCCGGTGTATGCCTTGAGGATGCTGGACTCATCGAGCACTACACCTTGGAAGCTGCTGGAGTCAAAGTGGCTCAGCTTCTCGTAGTTGGTAACCGTGATGCCGGGCTGGACATCGGCCTGCGTCGCAGCGAATGAGCACGGGATGCCGAACTTGCTGCCCTCGCGCACAGTTTGATGCGCAACAGCAAGCGGCGCCAGTACCAGCACGTTGCCGCCGGTCTCTTGGTGCACCTGATGCGCCCACTCCAGCTGCATGGCGGTTTTGCCCATGCCGCAGTCAGCCCAGATGCAGAACTTACCGACGCGGCAGGCCATGGTCACGATGTCTCGCTGAAACGGAAATAGCGGCGCTGTGAACGTCTCCGGGTCAAAGCCGGCAACAGGTGCTGCAGTGGACTTGGAAGCTAGGAAGTCTTGGTAGGTCATGGCAGTGTGCAGCCACTTGCAAGCGTAGCAGCCACGGCTACACTAGGCAAGCATTCAGCCAGAGCCCGTGCGACTGACCCATCCAACCCATATACGCCTCACGCCGGATCTGCTGCAGCGGCTTGATTCCTGGCGTGGTGATCGCATGAATCGTGCCACCGCCATCAGGTTGCTGCTTGAGCAAGCACTGCGCTCAGTGCCCAATCCTCAGCCATGAAACCAAGCCCGCTTAAGGCGCGATTCCTTGCTGAGCTTGACGCGTGGCTAACGCCAGATCTGCTGTATCACGCTTTCACGGGCGAATCAGATCCATACGAGTTGGCTCGAATTGCAAAGCTGGATCACGCGTTGCAGTCGTCCTTGCTCGACAAAGTAGAGCGGCTCTGGCCGGAGCGACTTAATGCCATTGCCGATGCGCGGCGCAAAGAGAAGCAAGAAGGCACCAAGGCGGTGCATCAATACGTTTTGAAGGTGTCCGATGAGCATCGCTGAACTTACCAACGGCAGGTGGCCCGATCTGCTGGCGCATTTTTGTGGCTTGACGCCAGACCAGTTATCCGACAAGCACCAACCCTGTCCGCTATGCGGCGGCAAGGATCGCTACCGCTTTGATGATCAAGACGGCTCCGGCTCTTGGTATTGCAACAAATGCGGCGGCAAGGATCAAACAGGTGGTGGTGGCACCGGCATGGATCTATTCATGCGCCACCAGAACTTGACCTACGCCGAAGCCTGCCAGCGTATCGAGCAGCATTTAGGCATTGCCAAGCCGATGCCAGATCCGCCATTGCCGCACGGCAAGCAGTTCTGGCAATACAGCAGCACGTTTTACGTTGTCCGCAAAGACAAGCCAGATGGCGGCAAAGACATCCTGCCTTTGTGGTGGGATGGCTCCGCATGGAAGTGGAAAGCGCCGCCGGCGCCACGTCCGCTGTATGGCAAGCGCCAGTTAGCGCTTAAGCCCAATGCACCGGTATTGGTGGTTGAAGGCGAAAAGACCGCTGATGCAGCAGCACTTCTCTATCCATCAGCCGTGGTCGTCACCTGGCCCAGCGGCTGCAAGGCTATCGACAAAGCTGACTGGTCACCACTGGCAGGCAGGCGTTGTGTCCTATGGCCTGACGCTGATGCCGTAGGCCGTGAAGCCATGGCAAAGCTGGCGATCAGGCTTTTGAAGGCTGGCGCTGATCAAGTGCGCATCGTCCATCCGCCAGCAGACGTGCCAGAAGGGTGGGATCTGGCTGATGCCGACTGGAGCGCGGCCGCGGCCGCTGCATATCTCAAGCAAAACCGCTCCGCACCGATTGAGTTGCCGGAATTGGTGCCAGAACCCGATCCAGAGCCAGCCATTGAGCCAGATCCACTGCCGGATGGCAATGACTATTTCACGTGCCTTGGCTTTGATCATGACGCCTTCTATTACCAGCCGCACAGCACTGGCCAAGTAACCAGGTTGTCGCGCTCGGCGCATACCGGCACCAATCTCTGCGCCATTGCGCCGCTCGCTTATTGGGAGTCGCTTTACCCATCAAAGACCGGTGCCAACTGGACCGCAGCGGCCAGCAGCCTGTTTGAGCGTCAAGCCGCTGCCGGCATCTACTCACCAGATCGCATCCGCGGCCGTGGTGCATGGTGGGACCAAAAGCAATCCGTACTGCACCTAGGCGATCGGCTTGTATTGACTGATCGAGAGGCGTCCATATCCTCCGGCATTGCCGGCAGCCGATACCTGTACCAGCGGCTTGGCAGCTTGCGCGGTCCCGGCAAGGCAGTGCCACTTGCCGATCAAGATGCATATCTGCTGCTGGAGCTGGCGGGGCGGTTCAAATGGGAGGTGCCAGCGTCTGGGCTGCTTATTGCTGGATGGGCAGCGCTTGCGCCGATCTGCGGCGCCCTGGACTGGCGGCCGCATATCTGGCTCACAGCAGGCGCCGGATCCGGCAAATCCGCCATCCTTGATCGCTACATCGCCCCGTTGCTCGGCGACCTTGCCCTTCACGTGGCAGGCAACACCAGTGAAGCTGGCCTACGGCAGACCCTACGGGCCGATGCATTGCCGGTGGTGTTTGACGAGGCGGAGTCCAACGAGCGTCCAGATCAGCAGCGGATGCAGGCCGTGCTGTCGCTAGCACGTGTGGCCAGCAGCGAGTCACGAGCGCAAACCATTAAGGGCAGCGCCGAAGGCGATGCTCAGCGCTACACCATCCGATCAATGTTTCTGATGAGCAGCATTGCTACTGCGCTGAAACAAGGCGCCGATAAATCACGATTTGCGCAGCTTACCTTGCGCAATCCAAATGAGTTCGCCAAGCAAGCAAGGTTGGATCACTGGGAAGCGCTAGACCGTGATCTTGACCGCTACGTGACTGATCAAGTCGGGCAACGCTTGCAGGCGCGAACCATATCGCTGATTCCCGTTATTCGCCAGTCGGTTAGGGTTTTCACCCGTGCAGCTGCAGAGGCTTTCGATAGCCAGCGGCTTGGTGATCAATACGGCACCTTGCTGGCTGGAGCATGGTCTTTGCAGTCGCGCGAGGTGCCGACACGCGATCAAGCGTTCGCCTTGATTGATCAAAACGAATGGGAATCTTACTCTCAAACCACAGAGGTGCCGGACGAAAAACGATGCCTGCAGCGTATCTTGCAGCAGCAAATCCGCGTGGAAGCGGATAAGGTGGTCACCAGGACTATTGGCGAGCTGGTAGATATTGCGACGCATCATGCCGCTGATGCAGATATTACATCCACCATTGCGCAAGCGGTTTTAGGTAGAAATGGAATCAAGGCAGATGATGGCCACGTGTTTATCTCCAACACCGCTGAAGCCATCGCCACCATGCTCCGTGACACCGCATGGGCTAACTGCTGGTCCACCGTGCTGGCCCGATTGCCTGGCGCAGCCAAAGCCGGCACCGTTTACTTCCGCGGCACTGGCTTGAGCGGTCGAGCGGTCAAAATCCCGATCCAAAGCGCCTAACCGTAAGAAGGCGTAAGACCCGCCAGCCCAGTGGTGGAGCGGGTTCTGACGTTTCTGACGTTTCTGACGGTTTCTGGAAACATATCCCCTATAAGAGAGGCAGAGAGCAAGGTTGCACAGGTACGAGGCTTCTCTCTATACGTATATACCTTTTTTACCGTTAGAAACGTAAGAAGGGGGGCAAACCCCTTGCGGCAACTGGGTTTTGGAGTCTTACGCTCACCGTAAGAGACCGTCAGAACCGTCAGAA